TAGATAAATAAATTTAGACAAATCTGGATCTTCATTCGGAGAGGTAATTAAATGGCAGGGCAAGTATCACCTGGAGTTGTTATTAAGGAACGTGACCTTACTAACGCTCGTATAGACTCAACAATTGATAATGTTGGAGCATTAGTTGGACCGTTTGAGCGAGGTCCAGTAAATCAGATGGTGAATATCACCAATGAGAAATCGCTTCTAGAATATTTTGGTAAGCCAAACTCAAGCAATGCAGAGTTTTGGTTCACCGCAACAAACTTCCTTTCATATGGTGGACAGCTACAGGTTGTACGTATCGGATCTTCTGCGTTAGTTAACGCTGTATCTGATAGTGCTTCTGCTGTACTAATAGAAAGTGACACAGACTATGCTACCAATCATTTTGATGGTGCCCAGTCATTCCACTATGCCGCTAAGTATGCTGGTACATATGGAAACAACATCAGCGTTCACGTAGTAGACCACGGTTATGACTTTGATCTAACTGTAAGTGCAGCTACAACTGCTGCTGCTGGTACTACTGTATACCAAGACAACGGTGTTACTGGTAAATTATTTGTAGATCCTGCTGGTGGTACTGCTCTTAAAGTATTTGAAACTAACGGTAACCTTGTAACAGGTACTGGTAATCTACTGATTCAGAACACAGGTGCTACAAACACAACACTTGACGGTGCTGTAGCTGCAGCTGCTGCAACTATCACAGTTACATCTGCTACTGGTATTGCTACTGGTGAGTATCTACAACTTAGTGGTGGAGAGATCGTTAAGGTAACTGATACTGCTTCTGCTCCTCAACTCTCAGTTGATCGTGGACAGTTTGGTACTACAGCTGCTGATCATCTTGACACTGCTACTGTATACGAACTTGCTGCTGTAAACGTTACTGTTTCTACTAAGTGGTGGGATACAGTTAAGGTTTCTGGTACAGACATCAACTGGAACACTCTTGTTTCAAGACCTGGTACATCTACATATGCTTCTAACTTCGGTTCTAAGTATGACGAACTAAGTATTGTTGTTCTAGATGCTACTGGTGCAATCTCTGGTACTAAGAACACAGTTCTTGAGAAGTTCCAAAACTTATCTAAGTCTGCTGATTCACAGACTACAGAAGGTGCAGATAACTATTACGCTAACATCCTTCGCTTTGCTTCTACTTACCTATGGTTTGGTAAGCACGATACTACTAACACAACAGGTTCATACGGTGGTTATACAACTGCTGCTTGGGGAAGCGGAATCCAATCTGGTACTAACTACACAATTTTAGGATACCAATCCTATACATTTGCTGGTGGATTAGACGGATATACAGTTACTGCTGGTGATCTTAACGGTGGTTATGATCTATTTGCAGACACTGAATCAATCAATCTAGACTTCATCCTTGCTGGTCCTCTTTTAAGTACCAGAGTAGATTCAATCTCCGTAGCACAGAAATGTATAAACATTGCTTCTGCACGTAAGGATTGTATGGCATTCGTCTCACCTTATAAGGGTGCAGTCATTGGCACACTTGCTACAAGCACTGATGCACAGAGAGATAACGTAATTGACTTCTTTGATGGAGTTGGTTCTTCTACATCTTATGCAGTGTTTGATTCTGGTTGGAAGTACATCTACGACAGATTCAATGATACCTATCGCTACGTACCTTGCAATGGTGATATTGCTGGCTTGGCTGTTCAAACCGCTAATGACTTAGATCCTTGGTTCTCACCAGCTGGATTTAACAGAGGTAACATCCGTAACGTAATCAAACTAGCATACACACCTGCTAAGTCTGATAGAGACAAGTTATATCAAGCACGTGTAAACCCAGTTTCTAGCTTCGAGGGTCGTGGTACTGTTCTCTTTGGAGACAAGACTGCACTCAGCACACCTAGTGCATTCGATAGAATTAATGTTCGTCGTCTGTTCTTGGTTGTCGAGAAGCAAGTTGAGAACCTCGCTAAGAATGTTCTCTTCGATCTAAACGATGACGTTACACGTTCATCCTTCGCTAACGCTGTTGGTGGTTATCTTCGTGAGATTCAAGCACGTCGTGGTCTAACTGACTACCTCGTAATCTGCGACGAGACAAACAACACAGGCGATGTCATAGATCGCAACGAGTTTGTTGCTGAGATATACCTCAAGCCTTCTCGTTCTATCAACTTTATTACAATTACATTCGTTGCTACCCGTACTGGCGTAAGTTTCGATGAGATTGTAGGTAGATAGAGATTCACTCCCGCTAAATAAATTTACAGAGGTCAATAGCAAATGGCAGTCACAAGTAATGTAAAGGACTTCCTCTCGAAAGTACGGAGTGGAGTCAAGCCTAATCTGTTTAGGGTCAAGTTAGATTGGCCAGCAGCTTTAGGTGTATCACAGTCAGACAGAGAACTTGGATCATTCCTATGTAAGAGTGCAGCACTTCCTGCCTCTAACCTAGGAGTTATCGATGTTCCTTTCCGTGGAAGAGTTGTTAAGGTAGCTGGAGACAGAACCTTTGACACTTGGTCAGTTACTATCATCAACGATACTAACTTCAGACTACGTAATCTCTTTGAAGGATGGCTACAGGCAATCAACGCACACGAAGATAACGTTGCTGCATTGGTTAACCCTGATGGTGGTGGAACAGGATACACAAAGGATCTTGTAGTACATCAACTAGGACGTAATGGCGAAGATCGTCAGGACAACTACGTTAAGTCTTACAAGCTCTGGGGATGTTTTCCAACTCAGATTTCACAGATTGATCTTGCATATGATAGCAATGATCAGATAGAAGAATTCACTGTAGAGATGCAAGTTCAATACTGGACTGCTGGTGATAATCCTGAAGAGTATGATAATGGCATTAATTAGATAGCCTAAATACCTTTATAGGAAAAGGTATTACACCCTTATTATGGCTCAATTATTTGGATTCTCTATTAAGAGAAAGGAGGGACCGAAGGGTCAATCCCCAATCCCTCCAAGTCAAGATGATTCAATCACCACAATTGCTGGTGGTTACTTTGGACAATATGTAGACCTAGATGGCGGTGCATCATCTCGTAACGAGTACCAGTTGATACGCCGTTATCGTGATATGGCTTTGCATCCAGAAGTGGATACGGCTATCGATGAAGTAGTTAATGAAGCTATTATATCTGATCTTGATGACACACCTGTACAGATAGAACTATCTAATCTGAACGTAGGAGAGAATATTAAGACTAAGATACGAGAAGAGTTTGAAAATTGCAAGCGTCTATTAGGTTTCGAGCAAAGAGCTCACGAGATATTTCGTCGTTGGTATATTGATGGTAGACTTCACTACCATAAAGTAATCGATCTAGCTAACCCCAAGTTAGGTATAACAGAACTTAGGTATATCGATCCGCTTAAAATAAAGAAGGTAAGAGAACTAAGGGATAAGAAAGATCCTAATGAAGCAAAGAGAGCTGGTAAAGAACCTACAGTTCTGGATTTAGATTTCGGTAAGCACGAAGAATACTACATCTACAATCCAAAAGGATTCCTCAATATGAATGGTCCTGAGCAAAAGGGCATTCGTATGGCAGAGGATTCTATTGCTCACGTAGATTCTGGTCTACAGGATCTAAACCAAAAGATTACACTATCATTTTTACATAAGGCTATCAAGTCACTCAATCAACTTAGGATGATTGAGGATGCACTTGTCATTTATAGACTGTCCCGTGCTCCAGAGCGTAGGATATTCTACATTGACGTAGGTAACCTGCCAAAACAAAAAGCGGAACAATACCTCCGTGATGTAATGAATAGGTATCGTAACAAGCTTGTATACGATGCTAACACTGGTGAAATCAGAGATGACAAAAAGCATATGTCGATGCTTGAGGATTTCTGGTTACCACGCAGAGAGGGTGGTAGAGGCACAGAGATCTCTACTCTTCCTGGTGGGCAAAACCTTGGTGAGTTAAAGGATGTGGAGTACTTCCGCACCAAACTTTTCAAGTCGCTCAACTTACCCCCTAGTAGACTCGATGGAGAAAAAGGATTTAGTCTCGGAAGAAGTAATGAAATTCTTCGTGACGAACTTAAATTTTCCAAGTTCGTCGGTCGCTTGCGTAAAAAGTTTTCTGTTCTGTTTGATGATCTTCTAAAGACTCAACTCGTTCTAAAGAGAGTTATCTCTCTCGAAGAGTGGGAAGAGATGAGAGAGCATATTCAATATGACTATCTCTTTGATAATCACTTCAATGAACTGAAAGATGCGGAGCTAATGAACAACCGCCTTGACTTAGTTGTCAAGATGGAACCTTACATTGGACGCTACTTCAGTGCTGAGAATATTAAGAAGAAGATTCTACAACAGTCTGATACGGAAAGGTTAGAGATAGAAGCAGAAATTAAGAAAGAACGTGCTTCTGGATTGATACCAAGCATCGTTCCAATTGATGCAATACTCCCTGAAAACCAGCCAACTGAGGACACAAGTTCCTTAGAACGCTAAATAAAAATATATTCTGAATATTATGGACAAAGTTACACCAGAAACTTCCGCACGTGCGGCTGTAGATGCTATCGCTGATGGCAACCGTGCAGCTGCTGTTGATGCTATCAACAACTTAATGTATGGGAAGTCGGCTGAGACATTAGATCAATACTCTGATGTACTAGCTAAGTCATACTTCGGAGATATGGAACTTCCAGATGCTCCAGATGAAACACCAGTAGATGATGAAGCCCCTGGCACACCATCTTCTGTAGAACCAGAAAACAACTCAGAACCAAAAACTGATGAAACTGATATCGGAAACACTAACTGAGGGTCTTAACTACCTGACTGAAACTAAGAACGGTAAGAAATCCCAGTATATTGAAGGTGTCTTTTTACAAGGCGAACTTAAGAATCGTAATAACAGGGTATACCCTATTAACATTCTTGAGCGTGAAGTAAATAAGTACATCGAAGAGCACGTCAATAGAGATCGTGCTGTCGGTGAGCTTGGTCACCCCGATGGTCCTACTATTAACTTAGATAGGGTATCTCACAGAATCGTTTCCCTCCGCAAAGAAGGTAATAACTTCGTAGGTAAGGCAAGAATCCTTGGCACACCTATGGGTAAGATTGCACAGAATCTATTAGATGAAGGTGTACGTCTTGGAGTTTCTTCTAGAGGTTTAGGTACTGTAGATAAAAGAGAAGGTACTTCCTTCGTAAGAGACGACTTTATGCTAGCTACTGCTGCTGACATCGTTGCCGACCCCTCCGCACCTGATGCTTTCGTTGATGGCATTATGGAAGGTAAAGAGTGGGCCTGGGTTAATGGCGTTGTCAAGGAGGAGAAGATTGCTAAATACCATAAGTTCATCTCCGAAAGTGAGCTCCGTGATCTAGAGGCACGGAAACTCAAGGTGTTCCAGAACTTCCTTGGAACTCTCTGATTTATAAATAACTCTTAGACATAAACAGTATAAAAGCTTAACAGAGGTCAACCCCGATGTCCGAAATTTTGAACGAAAAGTTTGAGGAACTTATTAGTGAATCTGGTCTTCCCAGTGCAACAGTTCCTGGGAGCGAACCAGTAGCCCCATCCACCCAAAGCAAAACTGCGGTAAACGCAAAAGCAGCAGCAGGTGATCAGGCTTCAGGTAAAGTAGAACCATCATTGGTGCCTGGTCAGGCAATCCAAGATTTAGGTGGACCTACTCCTACACATAATCATCCGCAAGATGACTCCAACAAGTTGGATAAGAATGCGACTAAGGACGGTGTGAGCGATGCTCAAACTGGTGGCGGTAAAGACGAGCCATCAGGATCTGATCCTAAGCTTGCTGACAAGATCACATACGGTACTAAGAAAGAAGATATCGATGTAGATCTAAGTGCTGACGTTAAGGCACTCTCCGAAGGAGAAGAACTGACAGAAGAGTTCTTGAAGAAAGCATCAACAATTTTTGAAGCAGCAGTTAAATCTAAAGTTGTTTCTATTGTTGAAGAACTCGAAGTACAGTATAGCGAAAAGCTTGCCGAGAACACCGAAAAAGTTCGTGCGTCCTTGGCCGAAGAAGTTGATGGTATCTTAAAGTACACTAGCCAACGTTGGTTAGAAGAAAATCAAGTTGCTATTGACACTGGTCTCAAAGTTGAGATCACTGAGTCGTTCATCAAAGGTCTGAAGGGACTCTTTGAAGAGCACTATATTGACGTGCCTGAGGGCAAAGAAGATGTTCTAGAATCTATGAACACTTCGCTTCGTGAAATGGAAGACCGCCTCAATGAACAGATTGATGCGAACGTGAAATTGTCAAAACAAGTCTCAAGTCAAGTCAGAGGAGGCATTGTCTCCGAGATGAGTGAAGGACTTACAGATACACAGAAAGAGAAGTTCGCTGATCTTGCTGAAGCTGTAACCTTTAAGGATGAATCATCCTACAGAGAAAAACTAACCACTATCAAGGGATCATACTTTACTGAGAAAGCACAAGTTGCTGAAGCAGTAAAAGAAGAGCCACTTGAAGGTGTCAGCACCGAGTACGCACCAGTTATGCAAGCATATCTGAATGCAATCGGAAACGCTGTTAATAAGTGATATCTACATTATAAACATTAATCTATTCTAGTAATTAAAGATGGACACCCGTCAATTACAGGAGAAGTGGTCACCTGTCTTAGGACATAAGGATCTTCCAGAAATTAAAGATTCTCACCGTAGACAAGTTACTGCAACTATCCTAGAAAATCAAGAGAAAGCTCTTAAAGAAGAGCACAATATGCTTACAGAAGCAGCACCTATCAACTCTGTTGGTGCTGATGGTCTTAAGTCTTCTCACGGTTCTTCAGGTCTAGCTGGATTCGATCCAATCCTAATCAGCTTGATCCGTCGTGCTATGCCAAACCTCGTTGCATACGACGTTTGTGGCGTACAGCCAATGAGTGGTCCTACTGGACTTATCTTCGCAATGCGTTCACACTACAACGACAGAAGTGGTGCTGAGGCATTATTCAATGAGCCTAACCCAGGTTTCTCCGCAGTTGGAGACGCTTCTGGTGCAAACGCTTATGACCCTACAGCTGGTTACGTAGATCCTGGTGGTGGTGGAGATGGAAGTGGAACTGCTGCTTCTGCTGACAACACTGCTGAAGGTAACAACCCTGCAATCCTTAACGACTCCACAACCTACCCTAGTGCTGGTGCTGGTTTCCGTTATGAGAACACACAAGGTAGTGCAAGAGACTATCTAGAAGCATTAGGAACATCAGGTTCTCCTGATTTCCGTGAAATGGCTTTCACAATCGATAAGGTATCGGTTACTGCCAAATCACGTGCTTTGAAAGCAGAGTACACCTTAGAACTTGCTCAAGACTTGAAGGCGATTCACGGTCTAGATGCTGAAACTGAGTTAGCAAACATTCTCTCTTCTGAGATCCTTGCTGAAATTAACAGAGAAGTCATCAGAACTGTTTATCTCCAAGCAAAAGTTGGAGCACAAAATAACGTAGCTAACGCTGGAATCTTCAACCTAGACACCGACAGTAATGGTCGTTGGTCTGTTGAGAAATTCAAAGGTTTGATTTATCAAATCGAAAGAGACGCTAACGCTATCGCACAGCAAACTCGTAGAGGAAAGGGCAACTTCATCCTTTGTTCTGCTGACGTTGCTTCTGCACTCAATATGGCTGGTGTACTTGATTACACACCTGCTCTATCAACAAATGGTCTACCTGATGATACAGGTAATACATTCGTTGGAACACTTAATGGTGGAGTTAAAGTTTACGTTGATCCATATTCAGCGAACTTGGCTAACGATCACTTCTATGTTGCTGGTTATAAGGGTTCATCTCCTTATGATGCAGGAATGTTCTACTGCCCATATGTACCCCTACAGATGGTAAGAGCAGTGGATCAAGGATCCTTCCAACCAAAAATTGGATTCAAAACTCGTTACGGAGTTGTTGCAAACCCATTCGTATTCAAGGCAGACGGATCTGCTGTTGGAGAAGATGTTATTGCAGCCTCTGGAGTTGGAAGAAACCAGTACTACAGACGTGTTCTTGTTCGCAACCTTATGTGATCTATTATCACAATATATCAAAAGAGACTCCTTGTGGGTCTCTTTTTTTATGCTATAATTATAACTATGATTAGACACTCACAATATTATTCTGATAATGATCGAAGATCAGCACTCGTTGTCGAAGAAGACGACGGAAGATTCTGTGCTATATGCGTTGAGTACGATCGACGTTGTATACGTGCGACCGATTTTATTAAGGGGGCTACTTCTTCTTATCATCGCTACTACGACAATTTAATATACTGCGAAGACTTTGCTGAAAACTGGGTTCAATATAAGGACTAAATAGTGGTGTAAAGAACTGATTATGTTATGCCAGCTAACTGGGTTAGTCAGCAACCATCTAACAGGAACTTCCTTTCACCAGTTGGTTTTAAACTGGATCTGGATATATTTCCTAGCGTAGATTTTTTCTGCCAACAAGCCTCTATACCAGATATCACTTCCGTTGTGAATGAGGTATCTACACCTAGGCGACGTTTGCCTATACCTGCTTCTGGTGGTACATCCTTTGGTGACTTCCAAGTACAATTTCTAGTAGACGAAGATCTAAAAAATTACTTGTCTATCTGGAACTGGATCAACGATACTACCCTAGCGTATGAACCAGACACTAATAAGGAAGTACAGTTTGCCACAGGACAACTATTCATATTAACCAATCAGTTAAATCCTAACTTCTATCTCAACTTTAATGACCTATTTCCTGTGTCATTAACTACACTACCACTTAATGTGGCAGCTACTGATATAGAATTTTTACAAGCAACGGTTACTTTTAAGTATTCGTTCTATGAGTTCTTGAATATGGAATCCCGTAAGTATGTCCCTTCTTGATGAATTAAAAGACCAGTGGAGAAAAGACTCCACTATTCTTGATGGTAATGATGGCTACCCAGACTTTCTAAAAGCCTGTAATGAAACTCCCTATCTACATTCTAAGTACTTAGATCAGTACGTAGATTGGAAACATAAGCTACTGGACAAAGAGTTTGAACTTAAGTTCAAGCTAAAAGAAAAGTGGATGTACTACAAAAAGAAAGCACCAGCTTCAGCGTATAAAGATATTCCCTTTGATTTAAAACTAACCACTAGAGATGAGGTGGAGATGTTTCTTGATGCAGATGAAGATCTAGCTAAGATTAAAGCAAGGATTGAATTCTTTAAAATTATACTATATTTTTTAGAGTCTGTACTCAAGCAAATCTCCGCACGTCAATACCAAATTAAAAACGCTATTGAGTGGGAGAAATTCAGAAGTGGCTAACATTATTCTACAAAAAAAGAACGAAGTCTACAACGTAGTCAAGGCAGAGGAACACGTACACAGAGAACTTTCTGAGTATTTTACCTTTGATGTTCCTGAGGCAAAATTTATGCCACTGTATAGGAACAAGGTATGGGACGGTAAGATACGTTTATACTCACCTGGCAACGGTGAGATCTACGGTGGATTGACTGAGCATATCCAGCAGTGGTGTGCAGCAATGAAGTACACACTAGACTTTCAAGACAATGACCATTTTGGTCCTCCATATGAAGTAAACAATATATCACAGATGGCAGTACGTATGTTTATGAAGAACATACTTAAGAATAGTAAGTTTGAAAAGATAGAACCACGACCATATCAGATAGAAGGTGTCACTCTGGCACTTAGATACAATCGTAAACTATTACTTTCTCCTACGGGTTCGGGGAAATCCTTGATGGTGTATGCGATTACGAGATTTCACGTAGCCCAAAGAAGGAAGGTACTGCTTGTTGTTCCTACTACTTCTCTTGTAGAACAGATGTATCAAGATTTTATAGAGTATGGATGGAATGTCAAGAAACATTGTCATAAGATTTATGCGGGTGCGGATAAGTATGCTAAAGCAAATGTAACGATAACCACTTGGCAGTCCATATACAAGGAACCTAGAAAGTTCTTTGAGAAATATGATGTGGTATTAGGTGATGAAGCTCACCTGTTTAAATCCAAGTCACTGACTAAGATTATGACCAAGCTTCATTCCTGTAAGTATAGAATTGGTTTCACTGGTACACTGGACGGTACGCTTACACACAAGTGGATACTTGAAGGGTTGTTTGGTCCGTGTGAACAGCTCATCAAAACAAAACAATTGATGGACAAGGGTCATCTTACACCATTGAAAGTGAAGTGTCTAGTGCTTAAGCACGAGTGGGGTACGTTCGATAGCTATCAAGATGAGATAGATTACCTCATATCACACGAGAAAAGAAACAACCTTATAAAGAATCTATGCATAGATCTCCGTGGAAACACTCTAGTCCTCTTCAATTATGTGGAGAGACACGGAGAACCGCTTTACAATTTGATAAATAATAGTACTGAATCTCGTAAAGTCTTCTTCGTACACGGAGGAGTTGATGTAGAAGATAGAGAAGAAGTAAGAAGAATCACCGAACTAGAGGAAAATGCTATCATCGTTGCGTCCTATGGGACTTTTAGTACTGGTATCAATATTAAGCGTTTGCACAATATCGTGTTCGCAAGCCCCAGTAAATCCCGTATTAGAAACCTCCAATCAATTGGTAGAGTCCTTCGCAGGGGAAAAGGTAAAACCGTAGCTACACTCTACGATATTAGCGATAATATCTCACGTGGAGAGTGGAAGAATTTTACCTTTAAACACTTTGAAGAACGACTTAAAATTTATGCCGATGAAAATTTCGACTATGAAATTATAAAAGTTCAAACCAAATTCTAGCCTATGGAAAAGGAAATCCAATTCACACCTGACAAACCAGACTACGATTTTATTGGTTCACTTAAATTGTTGACTGGTGAAGAACTCATTTCTGGAGTAACGTTTCCTCCTGAGGATGACTCTGTTGTATATCTTCATAATCCTATGCAAGTGTTAGAAGCAAATGCGTCGGATCGATCCACAACGATTAAAGGATTCAAGCTAGATCTATGGATGAAGTCTTGTATGTCACAAGACGAGACATTTGTTGTAGAACGTGCTAAGATAGTAGCAATGACGACGGCGGTTAAACCGATTGCCGATTTTTATCAGGAGAATATTGAGATGGTCTTCCGAAATTCTATTCCTAATAGGATAAGACCCACACTCGAAATGGGTAACCTAGGTTCTATCAATAAAGCTAGGAATTTATTTGAACGGATGTATAGGACCTAATGTCCCCTTCACAGCGACACTGTTATTCTATACAGATTCAAAGTACTTGTCAAGCCCTTAGGCAATGTGCTATAATAACGATACAAAAGGAAACATAAAATGGCAATGCGATCTAAAGTCAAGACGGAGTATTACGTCAACAATAAAGACTTCTTGGCTGCTATCGTAGCGTACAGAGAGAAAGTACAATTTGCTAAATTGAATGATCTTCCTCGACCTCGCCTCACCCCTTACATTGCAGAGTGCTTCTTAAAGATAGCTACGCACCTGTCATACAAACCAAACTTCGTGAACTATATGTTCAGAGAGGATATGGTCTGTGATGGCATAGAGAACTGCCTACAGTATGTTGACAACTTTGATCCAGAGAAATCCAAGAATCCTTTTGCATACTTCACACAAATAATTTACTACGCATTCTTACGTAAGATCCAGAAAGAGAAAAAGCAACTGGAGATACGTACCAAACTAATCGAGAGATCAGGATATAGTGAAGTGTTGCACTCTGACAAATTTGATGGTACAATGAGTGGGATGGGTAGCTCCGATTCGGATATGAACTCCATCAAAGAAAACATTGAAATCAGAATGTCTAGATGAGACTGACACAAGATGTGATCGACAAGATCCAAATTGCAATGACCCACACCAAGATGAATGGTGAAACGAATTGGAAAGATGGAGACGAGATTGACGTTTGTCTTGCTGGTGCATTTGCTGGCGATCGTTTTATTACTATAATAAACAGAACACGTAGCAACACAACTAAAAAATGAAAGTAGGTATCATCACCGACCAACATTTTGGTAGCCATAAAGGTAGTCAGGTATACCTAGATTACTACTCAGAATTTTACGATAATATATTCTTCCCGTGGTTGAAGAAGAATAAAATAACCACTCTACTAGATCTAGGAGATACGTTTGATAATAGAAAGAGTATAGACTTCGTTACCTTGCAATGGGCAAGAAGATACTATGACACTCTCAGAGCTATGGATATTACTGTCCATACTATCGTAGGTAACCATACAGCATACTATAAAAATACAAACGATCTTAACACATTGTATATGTTATTGTCTGAATATGACAATGTGTATTGTTATCAGGATGCTCTTGATCTAGATATAGGAGGTACCTCTATACTATTTGTACCTTGGATATGCCCCGATAATTATGACAAATCTCTTAAGACTATACAACAAAGTACTTCTAAAGTCGCAATGGGTCACCTTGAGCTCAGTGGCTATCTTGCTCGTCCTGGCTTCGTCTACGAACACGGTATGGACGCTAGTACTTTTGCAAACTTTGATCTCGTATTCAGTGGCCACTTCCATCATAAGAGCACAAAAGGTAACGTAACTTACCTAGGTAATCCATATCAAATGTATTGGAATGACTATGGAGATCCTAGAGGGTTCCATAGCTTTGATACAGATACCTTTGAACTAGAGTTCATTAAGAATCCATATGAGATCTTCTCTAAGATATACTGGAATGATGATACAGTAATACAACCAGAGAATTATAAAGGGCAGTACGTTAAGGTTATAGTAGAACAGAAAAGTAACTATGCTCGGTTTGAGCATATGCTAAACTCATTGTATGATGAGGGTACATTAGATGTTAGTGTTATAGAAAAGGTAGGAGTTTTTGAAGACCCAGAAGCAAATGAAATAGATGTAAAAGATACCTTGTCACTACTGGATGAATACCTTGATGACGTAGAGGTTAATGTAGATAAAACCGACCTTAAAAAATTGATGAAATCCCTATATATTGAAAGTTGTGAAGCTGTTTAATGTTCATCATCACACTACAAGGAATGGGCAAGGAGGGGGCTTATGCTGTCCGTGATGAGATAGATGAAAACGTTTTGTATCTCTTTGTTGACAAAGATGACGCAATGCGGTATGCTACACTTCTAGAGGCAGAAGAGGATTTTCCTCCGATGGCCATCACTGAAGTTGAAGACCGTCAGGTCATTGCCACGTGTGAGCAAACGAATTCTAAGTACAGTATCATCACTCCTGATGAACTTGTTATTCCCCCTGTGATAGAACCTGATGATCCAGTTCCAGAAAATAAGATGGAAGAACCTTCTTAGTACAGGTGACACCTTTACTGAGATTGATATTACAACACATAAAACTAATTTAATTATAGGTAGCAATGGTGCAGGTAAGAGTACTGTCCTTGATGCCTTTACTTTTGGTTTGTTTGGAAAACCATTTAGAAAGATCAGTAAATCACAACTTGTCAATAGTGTAAACGATAAAGGTACTGTAGTAGAAGTAGAGTTTCAGATAGGTCAGAGACGATATCATATCAAACGTGGTATCAAACCAAACTTCTTTGAGATTTGGGAGAATGGTAAGATGCTTGATCAAGACTCAAAGGTAGTAGATCAGCAGAAGACACTTGAGAAACAAATATTAAAACTTAATTACAAATCATTCACACAGATAGTCGTACTTGGATCATCAACATTTGTTCCATTTATGAGATTACCTGGTGCTCAACGTAGAGAAATCATAGAAGACCTCCTAGATATAAATGTCTTCTCTAATATGAATGAGATCCTGAAAGTCAGGTTGAAAGAGATAAGGGATGCTGTGCAGGTGCACGAACTAAACGCTCAAAGCGTTAAGGAGAAGATTACACTACAGGAAGGGTTCATTACACAATTAGAATCAAAACAAAGATCACAGTTAAAAAATATCTTAGATGAACAGAATAAATGCGTAGCTAAGATAGCAGAAGCTAATGAGATGATAGCAGATCTCAATGATGAGATAGCAGAACTGAATGACCCAGAGAAAGTTAAGAATCAATTATGTACTGTATCACAGAAACTAACTAGTAAAAAGAATAAACTAAACAAGGACAAGGGATTCTATATTAGAAATGATTCCTGTCCCACCTGTAGACAATCTATAACAGAGGAATTGAAACGTGACAGAATCAAGGAACTCGATGAAAAGATCGGAGAGATCGAAACGGCTTTTCAAGATATCGATACACGTCTTACTGAAGTTATTTCACCGCTAGAAAAGTTACGTGAACTGAGTGGTGAGATATCTAAGCAGATACAAATCACACATACACAGAACGGTACGATAAAGGCATTAACTGCACAACAAAAAGATCTGGAAGCTAGTGGCTCTTCTATAGACGTAGAAGCTTCTAAACTGCTTGAAATGCAGAAGGATTTAAAGTCTGTCACTTTGTCACTTATAGATTCCAAAAAGTCTTTGGATGTACATATGACAGCCAGTCTGTTGTTAAGAGACTCAGGTATTAAGACTAGAATTATTAAGAAGTACTTACCTGTGATGAATAAACTCATCAACCAGTACTTAAATAAGTTACAATTCTACTGTAACTTCACATTAGATGAAGAATTTAAGGAAGTATTGAAGTCTAGATACATTGATGAGTTCTCATATGAAAATTTTTCAGAGGGTGAGAAAGCACGTATTGATATCAGTTTGTTGCTAACTTGGCGATCCATTGCTAAACTAAAGAACAGCGTTGACACCAACCTCCTTATCCTAGATGAGATCTTTGATGGATCACTTGACACAGTAGGGTCAGATGAGTTATCATTCATCCTCAGAACGTTTAACGATAAGTCAAACGTATTTGTTATCTCGCACCGTGATAACCTAACAGACAAATTTATGCGGGTACTACAGTTCTCCAAACCACAAAACTTCTCACACCTTGAGATTAAAGAATCTGGTGGTCCCGACTCACTTATAACGGAGTCCTAATGCAAACACAAATTTCAGAACAAGTTAAAACCGAACTAGCAGAAGCACAGAAGCATTTGCGAGAAGCACTTGCCTTTGCTGCTAGATCTGAAAGTCCATTCCTCATCAAGCACGTCAGCGAGATGGTGTTCAACATAGAGCACATACAGGAATTGGATGACATTCTATTTTCAATCAAGTCGGAGGATTTAACTTATGACCGTTAAGACATTCACTAAGATAGATAAGAAAGGTCGAGAAGAAACGTGGAGTTGGGAAGAGACTCCCGAAGTACTAGCCGCACTGGAGGCACTCAATGAAAGTTCCAAACTGGCAGCATCATTCAAAGAAAGAAAAGAAACGTCACCTTAAACCACAGGCACTGCGTCAAGCGAGAGCAAGACGTAGACAGTTGATAAAGTGTCTACTTAACCCTCCCAAGCGGAGGGTTTCTTCGTATAATAAGGACATAAGAAACAAACACCCAATGCCAGATTCATCACATTACGAAGTTAAAGGTAACCTTGCTAGACTACTAGCTACTGAAAACCTTATTGTCCAACACAAGACTGTGGACACAGCATCGTTCGATGTGCAGAAGAGAATCTTGACACTTCCTATCTGGAAAGGACTAACAAATACAATCTATGATCTTCTTGTAGGACACGAAGTAGGACACGCATTATACACACCTAATGTAGACCTTAGTTCAACTGGTGTACCACAAGGATACTTAAACATCACAGAGGACGTACGTATTGAGAAGTTAATGAAGCGTAAGTTTCCTGGTTTACGTAAGTCTTTCTTTGAAGGTTATAAGCAATTAAATGATCAAGACTTCTTTAGTGTTTGGGAGAAAGATCTTGAAGAGTTTACTATGGCAGATAGAGTGAATCTTCATTTCAAGATTGGAAACTATGTTGACGTTCCTTTCAATACTGTAGAGCAAGCAATCGTAGATCAAATAGCACTAGTAGAAACTTTCGAGGACGCTATAGAGGCAGCAAGAGTCCTCTGGGAGTACAGAAAGGATGTAGAGCAACCAGCAGAGAAAAAGCAAATGCCACAGGGGGAGACAGACGGTGTTAGTGATGGTTCACAACCTGGTAGCAACTGGGGTGAAGGAGAAGATGGTGAAGAGAGTGATGAAGAAGGTGATGATGGTTTTGAAACTAAGTCTGAGCAAGGTGAAGGTGGTGATGAAGGTGATGATGGTACAGGATTTGATGATGGTGAAGGAGAATCACCTAAGGATCTTAGCACTGTTGAATCATTAGAATCTAAGTTGAGAGATCTATCTTCGACTAACGCTTATGAGGAACTTGATATCATACAGATCAAACCAAGTAAGTATGAGAAGATCGTTGTTTCTAACAAAATCTTTATGGAGAGATGTGAGGAGCACTATGTTGGTGTCACCGAAATGAGCAAGGAGTATGGACACGATCCTGTAGGGATTGCCGACCAAGCGTTTGCTGACTACCGCAAGGAAGCAGCAAGAGAAGTTAACTACCTTGTTAAAGAGTTTGAGTGTAAGAAATCTGCTGCTGCTTATGCACGTGCATCTACTGCAAAGACTGGTGTTTTGAATACTTCGTTACTACATACTTATAAGTACAACGAAGATCTATTCAAGAGAGTAACAATTATACCTGATGGTAAGAACCACGGTCTAATTGCACTAGTTGACTGGTCTGGATCTATTAGTGAAGTATGCTTTAATATGGTAAAGCAACTTCTAAATATTGCGTGGTTCTGTAAGAAAGCACAGATTCCATTCAATGCATACCTATTCACTACTGAGTGGCCATCCGATGAAAGACCCGACAGATCAGAACCTTACAAATATTCCTTTGGAGATCACTTTAATCTCATTAATGTGCTTACCACCGATACTACTGGCAATGAGTTTGAGCAACAGTTAAAGTATATGTTCCGTTTAGGTGCATACTACTCTAGCTACTGCAACAGTGAAATATTTCAATACGCACGTTCACTCAGTCATCCAATTGGTTTATACCTAGGTGGTACACCACTTTCAGATGCTATTGTATCAATGCATACTGTTATACCTTACTTCAAAAAGAAGTATGGTGTTGAAAAGTTAAACGTTATTGTATTATCTGATGGAGAATCCCACGCAGGAGTCTACACGACTGACAAAGATCATTGGAGCAACGAAGAACTTCTTACACGTACAGTGGAACATAGCACTGCTCTTAGGAATTATCGTACGGGGCGTGTTTTTAATCGTTTTTCAAATAATTATATGGAGAACCTTGGAATCCTTGTTAAAGATCTTAAAGAGTCGTTTCCTGAATCCAACTTTGTTAGTTTCAGACTTATCGAATCTAGGGATGTTTCTTACTGGATTCGTAATGCATCTTACTTATGCACCGACTGGATGGAGCGTGGAATTTCCAGAGATGAAATTAAAGCAAGACTTAGAAGAGACAAGTCCTTAATCGTTAAGAAGTCTCTTGGCTATGATGAGTTGTACCTAATGCCAAACAAGAACCTAGGTCTCAACACCGAGTTTGAGGTTGATGAAGGTGCAACTAAAGCAAAGATCAAAGCTGCTTTCAAAAAGTCTCTTGGTAACAAGAGTGTCAACAAAAAGATTCTAACATCTTTTGTAGATATGGTCAGTTGAGAAACTGGTACACTGGGGGTTCACACCCCCATTTTTTGTACTATAATAAGTACATACAAACAAATTAATCCTCTTAAATCTAATGACCGTAGTTTCCGATCTCCGTGACCAGTATGGTAATAACATTACTGCTACTGAAGTTAAAAAATATGCTAGAAAGATTGGACTTGGTTATCGTGCAATCACTAATAGACTAAGTGCTTACAAAGTAAAGCGTGGTACTTGGGATCTAACAGTGAAAGAAGCACTAGAAAAAACCTACAGCAAACCAGCAGCAGCACCTGCTGTAGAGCAGAATTTAGTTCCAGATGTAGATGCTAACTTCGTTCCTTTCGGCAATTTTAATCGTCTTAAGAAGATCCTTAAATCTGGTATCTTCTATCCTACATTCATCACTGGTCTATCAGGTAATGGTAAAACCTTTGGTGTAGAACAAGCAGCAGCACAACTCAAGCGTGACTTGATTAGAGTTAACATTACTATTGAAACTGATGAAGACGATCTTATTGGTGGGTTTCGCCTTGTTAATGGCGAAACGGTATGGCACAACGGTCCAGTCATCGAAGCACTCCAAAAAGGAGCAGTCTTACTTTTGGATGAAGTGGATCTTGCATCTAATAAGATACTTTGTCTTCAGTCCATCCTCGAAGGGAAGGGAGTCTTCCTCAAAAAGATAGGTAAGTACATTCAACCTGCTGATGGATTCACAGTTATAGCTACTGCTAACACTAAGGGTAAAGGATCTGAAGATGGTAGATTCATTGGTACTAACGTATTGAATGAAGCATTCCTTGAGAGATTCGCTTTGACCTTTGAGCAAGAGTATCCTTCAGTTAACATAGAGCAGAAGATCCTTAACAAGGTATGTAAGGATGCTGACTACTGTAAGAAACTTGCTGACTGGGCAGACATCATCCGTAAGACATTTTACGATGGTGGTATCGATGAGGTGATCAGTACACGTAGACTTGTACACATCACTAAGGCATTTTCTATCTTTGGTGATCGTCTAGAAGCAGTACAACTTTGCTTGAATCGTTTCGATGATGAGACCAAGCAAGCATTCTTAGACCTTTACAGTAAGGTTGATGACAAGGTTGACCTTCCTGTAGACGAGGGAGAATCACCTGTAGAAGTTCATTCTGACAAAGTGGTTGCAATTACGTAACCACTCTGTTATACTGGTAGAAAACTACCACGTATATGAACAAGTACAATGAAGATGAACTTCTGGAAGAAGTCAAATCTTACATTCATAACACGTACCGAGGTCATTACAGTCCAGGTGGGGTTCAGACGTTGGATCTCATCGATTCGGTAGGTGATGCTGAGGCATTCTGTAGGAGTAACATCCTAAAGTATGCCTCTCGCTACGATCGAAAGGGTTCAGCACGTAAGGACATCGTAAAGATTGCCCACTATGCTATACTCTTACTCCACTTCAATGATAAGACGGCACGTGCCCAATCTATCAATGATGGAACTACATCATTCTCAGTTGATTACGACAAATGACCGCAGTCACATTATCAAAGACTACACTAGCCATTCTTAAAAACTTTGCTACGATCAATACGAGTATCGTAGTAAAGACTGGTAATGTTCTTAAGACTATCAGCAATGCAGAAAACATTCTGGCATCTGCTAAGGTAGAGGAGACATTTCCAATTGACTTTGCCATCTATGACTTGAATCAGTTTATTGCTGGTCTCTTGTTGTTTGATGATCCTGTACTTCACTTCGATAATCCTAACCACGTTACGATTAAAGATCAAGGTCAGGGACGTAGAGTCAAATACTACTTCAGTGATCCTGAAATCACTATGAAGGCAGCACCTGATCGTGAGATCAAATTTCCTGGTGGGAACATTGAATTTAATGTGACCGAGGAACAGATCGGTGCACTCAGCAAAGCTGCTGCTGTGTATGGTCTACCAGACTTTACTGTGTCTGGTGAAAAGCAAACCGTTATCCTAAAAGTGCGTGACAAAGAAGACGACACCTCCAACTCTTATGATCAAGTTGTACAAGGATCAACAGACGGTGATTACTCGCTCGATTTTAAAGTTGAAAACCTCAGACTCTTCCAAGGAGACTACGGAGTAAGTGTGTCCGACAAGTTGATTTCTAAATGGAATCACAGTAGCATAGACTTGACTTACTACATCGCCTTAGAACCTTGAGAAAATTTTTATGGGTTGAGGAGTATCGACCCACCAAAATCAAAGACTGTATACTCCCACAGTATCTTAAAACAACCTTCCAAGAGTTTGTAGATGCTGGTGAATTTCCTAACCTTCTTCTATCTGGATCTTCTGGTGTTGGTAAGACAACAGTAGCTAGAGCATTATGTGATGAGTTAGGTGTTAGTTCTATTGTTATTAATGGTTCTGATGAAGGTCGTTACCTTGATACTGTCAGGACTAAGGTTAAGAATTTTGCTAGTACGATTAGTCTCACAGGTAGTAAGCACAAATGCGTCATCATAGATGAAGCAGACAATATGACTGTTGACGTTCAGTCACAGTTACGTGCTGCTATTGAGGATTACCAGAACAACTGTAGATTTGTCTTTACTTGTAACTACAAGAACAAGATCATTCAACCGTTGCAGTCTAGGTGTTCTGTCTTTGACTTTGTTATCAAGAAGGAGGATAAGTTAGATCTTCAGGGTCAGTTTTTCCTGAGGATCAAACAGATCCTTAAAGATAATAAGGTTACGGGAGAAGACAAGGTATTAGTAAAGTTAGTACAAAAGCATTATCCAGATTGGAGAAGAACATTAAATGAATTACAGAGACACAGTGTACGAGGGTCTATTGATAGTGGTATTCTGGTTGATATATCAGAACTGGACATTTCGACGCTGGTAAAAGCACTAGCTAGAAAAGAGTTTAGCACTGTCCGTAGTTGGGTTGTAGAGAACCTTGACAATGATTCTAATATGATCTTTCGTAAGATCTATGAGGGGTTAGATGATAAGTTAACTGGTAGGAGTATCCCTCAGTTAGTTCTTATACTTGCAGATTATCAGTATAAGACTGCCTTCGTTGCAGATCAGGAAATTAATCTTCTAGCTTGTATGACACAGATTATGTTGGAGTGTGAGTTTAAATGAATTACAGAAAGGAAAAAATCCTAGAGGCAGAGAAGCGTATTGCTGAATTGCGACGTTGGATTGAAAGGTGGAAGAATCAATGAATACATTCACCTTCACGGATGAAGAACTTCTGTGTTTACAAGTGTGCTTACAGAATGCACCCTGTCCATATGACATAGGCAAGAAGAAACTAGTATCTGAAATTGAGGATAAGATAGGTCTTCCACCTAAAGTAGAGGTAGAACCATTGAGTCTACCCAAGTATGATTTGACTAAGTATGGTATCACTGACTAAACTATGGAGGATATGGAAGTATGCGTTGGGTAGTTTCGATGATACGAAGACGCAGAGGTATGATAATACTATTGTCATTGTACGATCTCTTATCTTTCTTTCTTATCTTATCACTAATTGTTTTATTATTTCGGGGGTCATAAGACATTGGTAAACTTTACCATAGATCTTGATTTTAATGAACTCCTTAGGGAGACACAAAAAGTATATCAGATCTGGCAGATGACCATCAAACCAATGGCACCTCCTGGCTACGATCCTACCCTATCTAAGAATGCGTACAACCTCATTCTATTGAGTTCATACCTACCAACATACTACAGTTTGTGGAAGCAAGTTCTTTCTAACGTTAAAGGTGAGATAGGTAGTCCGACGTTTGTCCACGCTTGGTTGAACGTCCATAGATCTGAAGATCTGTGTGATGAAAATGAATCACTTAATTGGCACAATCATTCTTATGCTGACTACCACGGATTCGTACACATCAGTGATAAGAAGACAGATACTGTCTTTAGGGATGGTCAAGTGATACCAAACAAGCAAGGTCAGATGTGTATGTTTGAAGCAGCACGTGAACATCGTGTAGAGAATAGACAATTCTCTGGTATCCGTGCTAGTATAGGGTTTGATATACTACACAACCCTAATCCTGCTGTATTCGTACAACAGGTAATTGATTCTGGAGCACTCCCTCAATTGGTTCCTATACTATGAAAAAGTTTAAAACACCCCTAAGGTATCCTGGTGGTAAATCTCGTGCCACTAAGATCCTTCTAGAGTACATACCAAATAACTTTGACTATTATGTCGAACCTTTTATTGGTGGTGGATCTATGGCCATTGCTCTAACAAAGCAACGTCCAGATCTTAAGGTTGTTATCAATGATCTATACTATCCTGTCTTTGCTTTTTGGACTGCTTTGAGAGATGCAGGTCCACAGATGCAATCACATCTTCATAACGTTAAGACATATCTGTCTAAGCACGAGGATAAAGAAGATGTATTGAAGGCACATAGAGAAGCATTCAACAATGCGAAGGACAAACTAAAAGAAAAGAAGGACATCTATGAGACAGCAATTAATTTTTACATTTGCAACAAGTGTAGTTTCTCTGGTCTTAGCGAGAACTCTTCTTTTTCTGCTCAGGCAAGTCAATCTAACTTTTCATTTAATGGCATAAATAGCCTACTGTGGTACCACCAAGCAATTCGTACTTGGAACATTACGAACCAAGACTACGCTCAGGTAATGAACCCTAGTGCATTCAATTTTCTTGATCCTCCTTACAGCATCAAAGACAACCTCTATGGTAGTAAGGGATCTTTACATAAGAACTTTGGACACCAGAAACTTGCAGATCTCTGCAATGTATTCTCTGGTAATATAATGCTCACTTACAATGCATCTAAGGATATTGAAAAATTATATCCTGAGTACTCTAAGCTGAAGTGGGATCTCACATATACTATGAGATCAACACAGTCATATGGTGCTGACCAAGATAAGCGTAAAGAACTTCTTCTGGTCAATTATACGATCAACAACAGTACAGGTAACTGGTACAAGTAATGGGAAACCTAATTGCAAGGGCACGTGGTGGACGTGCACAACTGATTGACACTAAGATGGGCGTAGTCCAAACTTTTGGTGTTGACGTAGCTAGTGCTATGGTCCAAGGAGATGAAGTAGTAGTGAATCTTACCTCAGGTAAGACACAGATCTACAGATTCAATGCTTCTGGTCGTACCGTATTCGGACCTGTAAGAACCTATTAATGACTGAAAAGATTGACACTCAGGGAATGAGTGGACCTACAACACAAGGTTGTAAGGATAATGTGTTTCCTAAGGATGTAGATGGAAATTCCATCTATCCTGAGATGAAAACTACACCATTGACATTACTGGAACCACAACTTAGAATTGAACTTAAGGATCTCATTAATGAGGTTCTCGACGAGAGAGAGTATAACAAGAAGATGAACGGACCATATGATATGCCAGAAGAAGACGAACCCACCTACACTGAGTACAAACACCCTTGGTATGAGCACCTTGAAACTAAATGATTACCTCTATTCTATTAATCAATCCAAAAAGGATATATGGGATGAGGAAGACAAAAAAAACTATGTCCCCTATGTGATCAACAAGTGTCTTGCTGGTCAATTAGATTCTGTACTACACGCAAATGAAATGAATGCTTCTGCTCATTTGGATAAGCGTTTACAGTATGATTATTACATAAATACCCTCAGACCTAGGAAGAGATTCTCTCCTTGGCTGAAGAAGTCTGCACTTGATGATCTTGACGCAGTAAAAACATACTATGGATATAGTAATGAAAAAGCACGACAAGCATTAAAGGTTCTGACTACATCACAGTTGAAAGAGATTCGATCCCTTATTGATACTGGTGGCAGTAAATGACTGAAGAATTTGTACAATGGACAGAGCAATCAATGATTGAGGTTGCTCTAAAGGAACCAGATGACTTCCTAAAAGTGAGAGAAACATTAACAAGGATAGGTGTAGCTTCTCGTAAAGAAAAGAAGATCTATCAATCTTGTCACATCCTCCACAAACGTGGTAAATATTACATCGTTCACTTCAAGGAACTCTTCGCACTTGACGGTAAACAAACTAATCTAAGCATCAACGACGTACAACGTCGTAACAGAATTGCATCCCTCTTGTCAGATTGGGGATTATTGAGTATAATAACAACTGATAAAATCGATACTATAGCTCCCTTGAACCAGATTAAGGTTCTCTCCTTCAAGGAGAAGGGAGAATGGATTCTAGAATCCAAGTATAATATTGGTAAGAAAAAAACAGAAGCGTAATGGGATTAACATTTGATGACTTTAAAGGTCGTATCATTCGACCTGATGAGTTAAAAACATTATTTGAAATCAATCCAAACCGTAAGGAATACATAGAGAAACTTCCTGATCCTTGGGATCATAAGTATCTTATTGTAGAGGATCTTCTTGTCAATCCTTATGACGTAAAGGATTTCTTTATTAACTCAGCTTATATTGCTGGCACCAATGATCTAATACCTGATAAGACTGGTGCACCAGGTATGCAACAACCTATAGCTAACGAGTGGGTTAAAGGTTTTATATTATATCTCAGACAACTTCTATACGACCATAAGATTACACGTAGAGAGATAACGTGGTACGATTTTAATTGTTATAGCAATATGTTCTGGAAGAATATGGTTGCTATTGACAGTAACTACCGTCCACACGTAGATCCTGGTGATTTTGCATTCAATCTATTTCTATCAGATGATCTTCATAAAGATGAAGGTACTGCTGTGTTTGCTATAGTTATGCCTGACGGACAGAAGTGGATTGATATTAGAGATATGGAAAAGATATCTGGTCTACATCCTAGATTGATTAGTCAGAGAATGGATCAAGGTAGAGTGGGTGAAGGTCTGTTAGATGATTGGAAATTCTTTAAGGGTGATGACGTATATGAATATGTTACTACAGTACCAGCTGGATTTAATTGTCTTTCTGGATATAGAGGATCTCTATTCCACACTGCTGTATATGATCCACAGAATTATTCTGATGATCACGTACGGTATTCTTTCGTATCTATGTTAGCGTTAACCTCACCTTCTAAAAACAAATCAGCTTTCATTACCCAAAAACCCGAATAAATCTTGAGGGTTCTCACCACTGACATCACTATCTTCTTGTGGTTAAATAGTATTGTCGCCGTAAGGGACACAACTTAACACTCGCTTAACTAAGGAGAACCAAATGGAAATTCAAAGATATCGTGCTGCCGATCTTCCAGAACTAATGGATCGCATCACAAGAAACAGTATTGGGATGGATGATTACCTTGATAAGTTTTTCAATCTACACGAAACTACAAGTAACTATCCTCCTTACAACCTTGTTCAGGTTAACAACGTAGAGTCTAGACTAGAGATTGCACTAGCTGGATTTAAGAAGGAAGAAGTACTAGTATATTCTGAGTATGGTAAACTCTTTGTGGAGGGTCAAAAGGAAGATAAAGAAACTGAACTTACATACCAACACAAAGGACTAGCTCAGAGATCCTTCAAGCGTGTCTGGACACTCTCTGATGAAACAGAAATCAGAGATGTAAAGTTTGAAGATGGTCTGTTGACTATCGAGTTAGGTAAGATCGTCCCTGAACACCACTCTCGTAAAGATTACCTTTAACCATCTAACCCCTTGACAAATGTCAGGGGGTCTTTTATAATATATAAAAATATTCTATAATGTCTATCCAACTCCTGTTGATGAAAAGCGGTGAAGAAGTCATCGCTGATGTTTATGAGATCAGAGATAAAGAAGGTATGCCTCAGGGGTTTGTCCTTAGAGAACCTCAGATCTGTAAGCTACTACCCAATGTAGAAGACCCTGAGAAAGGACCAAATGTTCAGTTCCATAACTGGGCACCTCTATCACAACAAAGGAAATTCCTTGTTAAAGAACACGCATTCATTACAATGTGTGACCCCCTAAATCCCCTTATTGAACATTTTAGAGAACGTTTTGGAGAAAGTGATGAAGAACTGTCAAGTGCTGGTGCTCAAGAACCAACAAATCCTACTGAGCCAACTGGAACCGACTGACGCAGAGTTGCCAGGTGAACCTGATGTCAAGTTAACGGATCCTTGTCTCCTGACAAATGGATCATTGACAAAATGGCTAGAAGAGGTTACAATACAGAACGAGATGATGATTCATTCGGATCAGATTCTTACAATCGTCGAACCTGTTACCTCCCTTATTCAAAAGTATAATGAAGTTCTACAAGAACGTTGACCAAGTTGGTGATCGAATTCTTGTAAGAGGTTGTGATGGGTATAAAGAGATTCGTTTTCGTGACGAGTTTCGACCTACCCTGTACGTAAAGAGTAAGAAGGAATCAAAGTTTTCCACTTTATATGGAGAACCAGTTCGACCTATTCAACCAGGTACCATCCGAGACTGTAAGCAGTTCTGCCAACAGTATGACGAGGTAGATGGTTTTGAGATCTCTGGTAATCAGATGTATCTCTATCAATGGATCAGTGACAACTTCCCTGGTGAAGTTGACTATGACCCAAGTAAGATCCGTGTGTTCACGATCGATATTGAAACCGCAGCAGAGAACGGATTCCCCGACATCGAATCTGCTGATCAGGAAATCTTACTTATCTCAGTTAAGGACAGTTTCACTGGCTTGTATCACGTATGGGGATCAAAACCCTTCGAGAATAGCCACACTGATGTATCGTACACACTCTGTGCTGACGAGCAGGAACTACTACGGAAGTACCTCGCTTGGTGGATCGAGAATTATCCTGATGTTATTACAGGTTGGAATGTTCAACTGTTCGACGTTCCGTATATCTGTAATCGATTGGATCGTATCCTTGGAACCAAGGAAACAAAACTCTTTTCGCCTTGGAAACTTTTAAGTTCCCGTGAAATTTATATACAGGGCAGAAAAAACATCTGTTATGATGTATCGGGGATTACGGTGCTGGACTATCTTGATTTGTATAGGAAATTCACTTATACGAATCAGGAGTCTTACCGCTTGGATCACATAGCGTTAGTTGAGTTGGGATCTAAGAAGTTAGACCACTCAGAGTTCGACACCTTCAAGGAGTTCTATACCCAAGACTGGCAGAAATTTGTAGAGTATAACATCCACGACGTACGTCTGGTTGATCAACTCGAAGACAAGATGAAGCTTATGGACTTGGCGTTTACGCTTGCGTATGATGCTAAGGTCAACCTTGAAGATGTCTTTTCACAGGTGAGGATGTGGGATAGCATAATCTATAATTATTTGCGTAAGAGGGATATCGTTATCCCTCCCAAGCATCGAAATGAAAAGTCCGATAAGTATGCAGGTGCGTATGTTAAGGAACCGAAAACAGGACGCTATGACTGGGTGGTTAATTTTGACCTCAACAGCCTGTATCCTCATCTTATTATGCAATATAATATCTCACCCGAAACCCTCAGGGAGACTAGACATCCCAGTGCGAGCGTTGAAGGGATCTTAAATGGCGAGGTGCAGATTGATGGGGATGATTGTGTTTGTGCTAACGGTGCTCAGTATCGTAAGGATGTACGGGGTTTTCTACCAGAACTAATGGAAAAGATCTACGATGAACGTAGTATCTACAAACGTAATATGATTGAGGCGAAGAAGAAGTATGAGAAAGAACCTTCCCTCACACTAGAGAAAAAGATATC